AAACATCATCGGGGTAGAGTTCGGCAGATATTGGTAGTTTTCTACCCATGTCACCAGAAACCCAAGCATCGTTACGCCCAGTGTCATTATTCTTTATATAAGGTCTTCTTATAGCGTCATACCAATAATCGGCATGGGGAGTTATCTTGAGTTGACCAACCCAATTAGGCAAACCAAATTGATTCACCTTTATTCTTGAACTTGCTTTTTGTTGTTCTGCAACTGGAGTTGCATGTTGTGTATATGAAGCACAGAAGATGTTGTCTACTGTGGTCGTTGTGCCAGCAGCAACTCCTGTGTATTCAAACTTGAAAGCATCTGATATGAATGCTGGACGAAGTTCTCCGTGTTCGAAGTCAACAGAGCATCTGTAGTCTTCGTTCATCACATCACCGATGGAATGTCCCTCAAATGCATCAACCAAAATTGCTCTCTTGATTCCTTCGTTTCCATTTGAGAGAGTTAAATCTGTACTAGCAATGCTTGCTTCAAGATCTGAAAGGACAGCAAATTGCTCAAGATTGTCGATTCGATCAGAAAGATCATTTATATCCTTCATTGTAAATCGATCAACACCAGCACCCTCTCCCTTTATATCCGCTGCGTTAAACGTGTATGCAGGAACACTGATTGAATAAAGTGTCATGGCATCACGGAGATCTTCTGGTGCAACTGGTGACTCATTTGCAGAACCGGGTATTCTGAATACTGTTGTATCATCACCATCTGCCGCTATGTTGCGGGAGATTGCTATCTTGTCGATGCGAGGGAGATATGCTTCGTGGTCATTGAATATACTGTTTTGCATGGTGTATACGCCACCAACGTGCTTGTAAACAACACGATTTAGCGATGATGGAGCATTTGTTCCCGAAACAAATGAACCTATTGCACCAGCCGATGTGATTGAAACATATCCTTCTACCACAAGATTGTGTCTGAAGTCAACCATATTTGCCAACTGATATGCTTTGCCTGATGTTGGGCTAACATAGGTTGGTATATTTTCATATGAAATACCCGCATAGGAATTGGCAACAAACGGACCGCTTCCAGAGTGTTTAAAGTATTTGTACGTTACCGTGAAATTAAAGGTGGTTCCTGCCTTATACAGATACAAGTATTCTGGCTTCACATACAGAACGCCCCAACTATAGAATGAATCTTGTTGTCCTGTGTGGAAACGGAATCTGTTGGTAATATCCAATCCTGTAGAATCAACTATACTCTGAATTGAATTCACATCTGTATTTGTAAGTCTAAAGAGTATTTGACTTGGATTACCACTGTCATCAGATATGATGAGCCGTTGCCAAGAGTTGTTGTTGACACGATTCGAATTTCCACTCGTTGATACAAATGAATCTACTGCATCTGTTAGTGTTTTTGTTCTTATGGAAGTAAGATTTTGACCTTCTTGTGTTTTATACTTGGTCTTTCCGACAAGCCAATATTGACCCGTAGGAATATTCGTTGCAGAAATTCTTACTTTATCACCATCAGCAGAAATTACACCCGTGACTCGTTTTGTGCCTGCTGCTAGTTCTGTGGTTGGCAATACCACCCGATATAATGTTTTAGAATCATTATGTAAAATGTAATAACCGTCAGCGGCATCTATCGAAACAGGACCAAGTGTAGGAACTTCACCTGTCGAGGTACACCAGTTGTAGTCAGATCCCAAATTCAACAAAACATCTTTGCTTTGTGTACCAGCAGCCCATGAGAATGATACTGATGCTTCTCTGATGTATTCAAGGCTATCAACAGTCTTAATCATTGTTGTTGACGCATTTGAATTAAGTGGATAGAGCAATGCACGTTGATTTGGTGCTGTAACCACGGGAACTGCTGTTCCTGCTTCTAGCGTTATATCAGACAATATCTTTGTGGAAACAAAAGTCTTTCTATTAAGATAGAAGAGATTCAAAGGATGACCATTTGTTGCTGTTAGTCCCGATGGACTGTAGTGTGATATACGAGCAACAAATGGTATTTTTGAACCCGATGCTTCTGTAGAATATACAGTACTAGAAACTATAGGTTCTGCTGAAACCAACCAAGCAGTAAACGCCAATTTGGATGCATTGTTCGCAAATCCACCAAGCGCATATTCATTAACTGTAAGTGCTGCTGTGGCTCCATATATTTCGTATTCAACTGTGTAATCGTCCACATCAATACTTTGTAACGGTGTGGTTAGAGAACATGTGTTATCACAGTCGCCGCGAATATAGTTACCGTAAAAATTATTGGTTCTGATATTCGTGAAATCGGCTGTGGTTCTTGCTTTTGGTATTTCAATGATGTCTTTGAATCGACTCTCATACTCATAGCCATAGACGTATGCCTTGCCAGCACTTATTTCTGCGTAAGCAAATGTATCTCCACCTTCTTTGAACGTGATATCAAAGTTGGATGAAACATAGTTGCCACTCTCTTCATACGTTCGTTTCGCAAACAAATCCATGATATCAGAGTATTGCGTATAGTCGTATTTCTTGACAACAGTTCCGTCGATGTAATTTACAAGACTTATGAAATTTTCTGATGGGCTGTCAGCAAAAGAAAGAACGAGATCGATTTTATATCGGTGTGCGCCAGGAGCATTATAGTTGTAACTCCCATTGGCAGGATCCTTGATCGTATAGTCATCTTTCTCTGTAACTATTGTGTTTCTTACATCAAATCCCATCACACCAGTTGGTGTTGAGAAGTCACGAATAAAATTCGTAACTTGATATGCTGGTTCTAACTGATTGTCGGTTTTAACAAAAGAACCATTGATGTAGTAGATACCACTGCCAACAGATACAACTTTAGATTTGCCGCCGTATGGGACTGTAGAACTTGATGGTGCAACAGTTACTACTGATGCAGGAGTTCCGTCTGTTGTAAGAGTAATACCAGCAGTGAATGTAACACCCGAAAGGTATGAAACAATAGCGACAGCATAGGGATCTGAATCGCTATATGTTGCAAGAAAGTCTAAAACCTTTGCCTTTGCTACAACATTGCCGCCACCATCAAGTTGAATGAGGTTGTTGCCAACGATATCTTCTGCGGTTAGAGTTGCAGATGGGCTTGCTACTGTTGATGGCAACAAACGAACAAAATCTAATGTTTGGGTGGAAATATCACCGCCAATTATGCGGCTTCCATCCTTGAAAACATGATTACCAAATCGTTCGATTTGGTTTTGTAAAATAGTCTGTAGTTGGGTCAGTTCTCTAGACTGAACCGCATATCCAGGGCGGAAGAGCATCCGCAAGAACTTCTTGTCCTCATTGAAATCATCGTAATATGGACTTGTGTTGAAAAGTTCTGAATCGTAAGACGACATCTGCTATTGCTCCTAGAACCCAATCAAGATTTTGAATTGTTCCATTTGTTCTATATTTCTTTGAACTGGTCGTATATTTTCTATGTATAACAAATCTCCAGAACCTATATCAAGGTCGGGATTGCTAATCGCATTGATGGTTACTGTAGTAAGACTTGTGTCAGCAGTAGTTCCGTATGGAGTGAATATCAACTGATCTGATGAGTTGAATGATCCCTTCACATTAGACAACTGTGCAATTCCCGTGAATCCAACGCCACCAGCAACGGTAAAATCGACAATATCCGCTGTTACCTTTTTCAGTGTGGTGGAATCTACTTGTGATAAAGTTCCGTCAAATGCATTTGATCCTGCAATTATGCCATCTGTAAATGCACTAGAGTTTACAAGAGTAAGTCTTGTAGTTAGTCTGTATTCCCCAAGATCAGCAATAACTCTTGGAGCAAATGCTGTTGATGCAAACCTACCAAAGATTTCATCATTGCCGAACGTCAACCCGACCGTTCCACTGGTAGAACCAAAATTCATTTGACCAAACTGTTCACCAAACTCTTCATCCAAGTCTGCGATGTTTGCTCCACTTAAAGTATACCCACCAGAGAATGTTAAAGTCTTGCCCGATGTAAATGAACCGAACGTGGTGTCAATGACAACACTTCGATTGTAATGGTCATACGATGTGATAACACCCGATGCAGAAAGCGTAAGACCAATCACATTAACATATTGGTTTGCGGTATCACCAGTTGCGAACGCTGCTGAGAATCCGCTTGTATAGTGAATTCTAACTTTAGTCGAAGCATCTTCCGAAAGTCTGAAATTTCCAACCAAATCAGTCAAGAATATTTTATGGAACCTAGTTCCTGGAACTGTTTGTGAGTCTACAATACGAGCAGATGCCTTAGTTTCTTTACCGAAGATGTGGTTGCCCACGACAAACGTATCGGCAAAGTATAGTCCGTCCTTGTATGGTGGTCGCTTTACAAGTGCTTCTACAACTTTGTCCTCGTTTGAACCAGCCAAAGTCAATCCGCCATAAAGGTATGGATTTTTGATGAGTCCAAATTGGCGATATTCATTGCGTGTTGAGAGTTTGTTTCCCTCTGTTCCTTCAAGTTCAACAACCAACATTACATCCGATGCACCAAGTTCTTTTACGGCGTTGTATCCGTGTCCCTTTGGTGTAGAGAGATTTGTTGTTATGGAGTTGTTTAGTAACTGAACTTGAGATCCTATTGTCACACTTCCGCTCTCAGTTGTGACTCTTGGTTTAGCATATGAATAATTTTTACCAGAATTTACTACCGACAACGAAGCAATTTTTTGATTTACTGATGTGGTTGGAATGACAACGGCGTTTTCACCATCCCCATCAACAACAACATTTGGAACTATTTTAAATGTGCTTTGGTTGGTTATATCTCTGTCTAGTGATGGATATACGTTTGCATAGTAGTAACTATTGCCCGAACCACCCTTTACAAAATTCAATATTCTAAAATATTGACCTATACCTGGTCCACTACTAATGTAGATAGCATAATTGTTGTAATATCCGCTAGTAGGAATTCCATCTTCACCAACTGGAACAAAATGGATGTATGAAGATCCAGCAGCATTTACAGTTATTCCAAGATCGGAATATATTGTTCCCTTATACAAATCACTTATAGTACGGTCGTATTTGAATATCTTGGAGAATGTTGGACTCAATGAAGCGTTCATAGAAACAGAGTCTATTGAACCAGGCTTCGCTGTGTTTTGAACCTCTCGCTGTTCCAAGTATTCACCAGAAGAAACAAAAATTGGAATGTAGTCCAACGTGATGTATTCTATGTCATCTTCAGATACTGTATAAAGATACTTCCATTTGTACCCATCG